TCGTAGATGTACCTAAGTTACCTCTGCCTATACTTGTTTTCTTGCCCCTAGATCCAGTTACAGATTCATGTCTGACAAGATAGTTATTTGTTTTCTTCATTCTTTCTCTCCTATTCCTATTAATGAAAGTTCTGTCCTTTGTGAAATATTCATCTTACCCCTTTCCATTTTTGATATAACTGCCCTGGTGTATTTCAAACCATTTATTTTACGTAAAGCATTAGCTAATTGTTCTTGTGTTAGACCATGTTCTTTTCTAAATAATTTTAATTTTTCATTAGTCATTCTTTCTCTCCTCTTCTATTACTATTAATGTAGTCCGTTTGTAACCCAAAGTGGACCAAGCTTTGTACTAAAAGGGGTGGCTGTAACAAACGCTAAAAACTGCACACCCCCCTCGGTTATTAATTCTTTTTCTCCTCTTCTAATATAGCCATGCCTATGTGATAAATGATCTGAGGCACGATTGAATTACCCAATGATTTGAGTCTGTTGACTCGATCAGGTATGTTCTCTGCGACCCTTGGGATGTCGGGTTCTACTTCAAATCCGTAATGTCCGTCCAACCTGGAGGATAACCCATCAACCATTCCACCCAATCTGGATTCAGCGTTCCCTTCCCTGTGTTCCTGACTTCCGGTGAGTTCCCCAACATCCTCTGCATCTTGCCTGTCGGTTTGCCCGCTGCGTCCTCGTTTGCCCCCGGCGTTAGAAACATTGTGCTCTTGACTGCCCCTGAGAGTTTGCTCTTCTTCGCTAGTTTCTCGTAGTCCGTGTTCTCCCCTGTGTCCTTGTGATCCCTTGCTGTTGGAGTTGGGAACATCTTCTGTTTCTCCTGATACTCCACTAACGCGTCTAGTCTCACTCCGAACTTCGTCCCTGTTGTGTCGCTCTGGCGATAATACTTTCCGTCCTTCTCCTTGACTGTTCCGCTCCCCCCCTTGTAGTCCCTTGAACTCGGTGTCGGCCACATCTTCTGTTCCTCCTCCTGTACTGCCATCGTCAGAGGCTTGCCCCCTTGTGCGTACTTCTTCTTTCTCTCCGTTGTCATGTCCTGAGTTGGAGTCGGCCACATCTCTGCTTCCTTCATGTTCTTGATCGGGTACCCGTAGTCCACTTGCTCCGCTAGAGATCCTGGAGGTACTGTCTTCCTCCCCCTGTCGTTTCTCATCTTCTCTCTCTTCTCCATCCCCTCCTCTGATCTCTTCGATATGTTCGTTGCGCTTGGAGTCATCCACATCTGAGGCTCCTCTATCACTTGTTCCCTCAGATTCGAGCACCCTCCCTTCTTCGCTTTGTCCGACAACTCTTCCTTCTTCCTCACTTGGTTTATCCTTAGTCCGTCCATTGACTGTGGTGTCGCCCACATTTTTTCCGAGGATCCAGATTCTATCTCTTTTGTGGGGGGCTTCGACACCGCAAGCTGGAATAATAAACGATTGCGTGGCGTAACCTTCGGTTTCCAAGTCAAGACACACATCGTCGAGTGCCACGTTGACGAAGCCACCAACGTTTTCGACAATGACCCAAGTGGGTTTTTTGTGCTTAATAATTTCATACATGTACGGCCAGAGGTGTCTGTCATCTTCCTTGCCTTTTTGCTTCCCGGCGAGGGAGAACGGTTGACAGGGGATTCCTCCACAGATGAGGTCGAATTCTTGAATAAGTCTTGTTGGTTCATTTCCAATCTCCTTTAGGTCTTTATATATTGGCACATCAGGCCAGTGTTTATTTAATACTTTACGACAGAATTCATCATACTCACAAAAAGCTACAGTATCAAAACCACCTGTAGCCTCTAGTCCAAGGCTGAATCCTCCTATCCCGGAACACACATCTAGTATCTTAATCATCTTTATTCCAAGGTTTCTCCATTTGATTATCTTCTAAGTAATACCAAGTGTTCTTGCCTGGTACGTTATGTGTCTTCACCTTATCTCCAAGATACTTCTGAACATGTGATACACCGTATCTTGCTGCTCTTTCTCCTGAAGCTAAGTCTTTCTCTTTCAATGCAGTTCGAGCCAATAACTCTAGCTCTTGTCTTGTATAGAACTTATACGAACTCATTGCTCCAGCTATCACTCTAGCTATCTCTACTTCATCAGGACTGTCTTGTGCATCCACAGTTCTAAAGAAGCCACGCTCAAAGTCAAAGTAAGCTAGATGTTGATCAGGCTCTCTCGCGTTTCTTGCCTCATAAAACAATGAGACGTTAGGCTTTGTACCTGACAGCTTGATACCTGAGTCCATCCAACCAGCAAAGGCACTACCACCACGAGCAGACATGAACGACAGATCGTCTGCCCTTTCCTTACCTGTGTGGTGAGCAATGATCACTGCTACTTTGAATAGTTCTATCAACTTATCTATCCTAGATAACATCTCATGGATCTCTGAGTTAGAGTTCTCTTCACCACTAAAGAAGTTAATAATAGGATCAATCATAACCAAGTCAGGCTTATGATATTCAATACTCTCTGCTATTGCATCCATGTCGCCATCTCTCATGATGTTCTTTCTGAGTCTGCCAGATGCTATGAGGTTTGATTTACCCAAGTTGTATAGCTCCGGGTCATGATGAAAAGGTTTGTAATACATCTCTATTCTTTTCTTTAAGAACTCATGAATGATCTCTGCCTGTAGCCACATAACCTTTAGAGGTCTAGAGAACTGTGTCCCCATAAACTCTGTGCCTGTCGTGGCAGAAGCAGCGAATGCCCCTAGCCAATGTGACTTACCTATCTTGGGTTTACCTAGTAGTAAGACTCTTGATTGTTCAAATACAAATGCATCTCCCCAAAACTGTTCGATGCGACTTGAGTCCATCGTATCCCAGAACGGATCATTGAAAGACTTTAAACCTAATGGATCTCTTTCAACTGTGTCCTGACTCTTTTGTTGGTCAATTGGATCTTCTTGATCCATGATCTCTTTAAGTTCATCTGCTAACGGTATCTGCCATTGGCTTGTATTCCATTTCAATATGCCAACGTCTGTATCTTCTTGGTTTCTTTTGAGATGGCCTGTACAAATACTATTGGTGGTATGTAATACCTCTTGCACACTCATAGGTGGAGTATTCGTTTGATTCCAATCTAATGCTTTGATCAGAACTTCTCGCATGCCCCAACCTTCTAGAATCCATTTGCCTACCAACCTTGCCAATGTATCGTTACGCATTCCAGATTGCACACCATCTAATGATAGAGGTGTCTTGTTATCTAGACTGATCTTGCCATCGTTGTTGAAGTCATAGATAACATTCATATCCTGACTGTTGAGTACAGGTAGATCATCCATTGAATCAATGATCACATCATCGACAGTTTCAAACATATACTTATTAGAAGGACTGACCATGACATAGCCACCCTCTCCTCTGATATCTAGTCTGCCTGTTGTGTTTCGTATAGTAAGGTTGGGATTGATTGCGTAGAAGTAATGATAGCCACCGCGAGGAGTCTTTTGTTTGAGTGTAGTTCTTGTGATCTCACCTGACTCTACGAAGTCACAAGCCTCTTGTGAGTCTGCATCCAATACAACAAAGGTGATACCTGTTACCACCGCCCAATTACATTTGGGAAACTGTTTGTACCAATTGCCTATATCTTTCTTACTTGGCTGGTTGGTGATGTAGTCAGACCATTTGACTCTTGGTGTCTTTGACCAACGCTTGATTAAGACATCTTCTTCTTCATTAGGATGTCTTGCTTTGAAGTAATCTGGTATTACGTCTTCGCGTGAGCCACAAGGTATAAGATGAAAGTTGTTTTCATAATATGAAACCAACATATCTTTGCGTGACTTATCATCGATCTCGTCTCCAACAAGATTGAATTGTAAATCGAGAGACATGTTATCCCTCTACTGGTCCGTATATGCCTTCCCAATCTAAGGCATGCCCGGTTAACTTGATAATTTTCTTTGCTTGGTTTACTGAAGGTTGTCTACTGCCGTATCTCCAGGATCTTATTGTATCTACTGATACACCAAGTTCCTTGGCTAGAGTTTCTTCGCCCCTCTTCTCAATGTAGTTTTTTAAATTCATGTCTCTCCTGTCTTAATAAAGTGACACGCCTCAAACCGAAGGATACTTCGTCTGGATTAAGCACTGTTGAAACGTGTCGATTTAGATAATAAATGTTTACAGACAAAATGTAAAGTATTCTCTTGACAACAAATTAAATCTGTCTAAGATAGAGTTATTAAAAGTTTGGAGACTGATAATGAAAAAGAAAAATATAAGTGAACTCTGCCTTGCAGATTTGTTAAAAGA